AAAAAACTCTGAAGCAATGATGTGGGTCAAGACCCCCCCAATGTACTACAATAAAGGTTGGTTTCTTTCCTTTTCTACTAGAAAAATGTCCAAATCTGTGCAAATCAAGTCCACCTGCTTGATCAAAGTTCACGATCTCCACAGAAGAGTCTACATTTATTCTTCTGTCATTAACTGTCCAAAAGGGTAGTTCATCTTCAATATAGTCGTACTCTTTAAGAATAGCAGACCAAGTACCTCTACCCATTTTTCCGTCTACACTTGAACCCGCTCCAAAATGGTCTTCTTGGAAAGCTTCCACTGCGAGGGCAAACTCCTCGCTTCCACAATCTGAACCTAAGTTTGGGTATGCTTCTATAGCAGGTGCAGGGATGTTTCCTCCCCATCCTAATGAAGAACTCGCTTTTTGATTATATATACAGGCAGACTTCCTAGATTGAACAATGACACTCGACATGAGACTTATCCTTTATTACATAAATGGAGGTTAAAATGAGCTTCCACACTTTTATACCCGACATAAAAGAATTAACCACACTTTTAAGTATTTCTCACGCTTCTAGTGGGAAATCTGTGCTTATAGAGCGAAATAACACAGTATGGTCTAACTTATCTGCACTAACTACTATAAATCAATGGTCTCCTAGAAATAAGATCATTCAAACTTCGTACATAGAAATAGTGGGACAAGGAGACGGAGGTAAACTTGGTTGTTTTATCACAAGTTCTCTAATTTTTGAGCTTGCTAAGTTGCAAAAAGAAAGTTTCCCGAAAGTATTAGAAGATATAAAGTCGTGTCTTCCTTTACTTAAAGAAGAAATAGTACGTTTATCTACCCCAAGTGAAGAAGAAGATTTAGTCTCTATCTCTGAAGGTCTTCCTTTCGGTCGAAGTTTGGCAGAGGCTTGTATCCTCTCAGGAGGGGAGTCTCATATTTCATTGGAGAAATATGAGGGTGTTGGATGTGAAGTTCTTCAAACAGAATCTTTAAGAGCAGAACTACCTACTCCATATATCTCCGATCAGGTTTCTCTGAAAGGGTGTATGGTGGCTTTGTTTTCTGAGAGAATCTACAAGTTTGATCAGATCAAAGAATGCTTAGAACTCATGGGGACTTTCCCAAACAGACCTCTGCTTATTGTTGCTCCAATGATACAGGGAGAAGCCTTAGCCACTCTTAAAAGAAATAGAGACGAAGGTGTATTAGAGTGCTATGCCGTAGAGACACCACACGTTACTTGGGGTAGAGGTTGGCTAGATGATTTTGCTTCTTTTACAGGTGCGACAGTCATACAGTCTTTCCTTCATAAAGAATTTGAAGTCCAACACTATGGTTCTGCAAAGGAAATAACAATCCGACCCAAAGAGATGATTGTTGAGCCTTATGACGACCACGCAGAAATAACAGCAGAGAGGATCGACTTACTCTTGAAAGAGGCGAGCGAGTCCCCTCACACTCACACACAAGACTTGTGGAGAAAAAGAGCTTCTGAGCTTGCAGGGTCTTTAATCCGTGTGAAAATTGGAGGAACTACAGAAGCAGAAGCTCGGTGGAATAGAAATAAAGCGGAAAAAATAATGATTTCGATGGGAGACATGCTTCAAAACGGTCACGTTATAGGTGCAATCCCAACTCTTAACAATATAAGGACAGGGAACAAGATTTTAGACCATGCTCTGTCTGCACCTTTGAGAGTCGTAGCAAGAAATAAAGAGGTTTTGGTAGATAAAGCACTAGAAATAGATGAGGTCTACTCTCCTTTTCCCGTTGGAAGGTTGGTAAAATTAGTAGAACGGTCTATTTCTGTTGCCACGACTCTTTGTTCTGTCGGTGCAATCATACACTCAAGGAAATAAGAATGGTAAAACCACCCCTTAGATATGAAATATCTATCCAAGACATCAATGAGTTGAACATCGAGATAGAAATAAGAGAGCGTCTCATTGAGAGCTATCTTAGTATTCAAGAAAAAATCGGAGAATACGACTACATTGCTGAAAGAATTATACACCTAACTAATGAGATGTGTGAGTATATGATCGCTCGCATTTGGGCTGTAGAAGGTGCGAAAACTTTTGGAGACGACTTTGATATTTATAGAGAAATAGAAAAAGAGTTCCGCAAAAACTTCCCTAATTTAGAGTTCCACAGACCTAAGAATAGAGAGACTAATTTATGATAGAAATAAAAATAGGCGACTGCACCGAGAGACTCAAAGACCTAGAAGATGAATCTGTGGACGCTATTATCTGTGACCCACCTTATGGGCTAAAGTTTATGTCTAAAGGTTGGGATAATATCGGTGAGGGGAGTCAGCAAAGAGAGTGGCATAGGAAATGGCTAACCGAGTCATATCGGGTTCTTAAACCCAACGGAGTGATTAAATCTTTTAGTGGGTCTAGGACATTCCACCATCTGATAGCAATGATGGAAGAAATAGGCTTCTCAGATTTGAGGGTAGAAGCATGGGGTTATGGGTCAGGTTTCCCTAAATCCCACAACCTCGCCAAGCAGTTTGAAAAAAAAGCAGGGGTAGAGGGCGAAATAGTCGGTTATTCTAAAGGAGTTTCGGTTGAAGACTCTCAAGGGTATGGTGGGATTGGTCGTGGTGCTGTGGGTATAGTCCAAAAAGCCGTAGATTTGCCAATCAGAGCTTTAGTTACAGAAGAAGCTAAAACATGGGAGGGTTGGGGTACTGCTCTCAAGCCCTCATGGGAGCCTATCTGTATTGGAGTTAAGAAATGATCATCACACTACTTAGAAAACCATTAGAGGGGAGTGTGGCTGAAAACACTCTTAAACACGGTTGTGGGGCTATCAACATAGACGCTTCTAGGATTAGTACCTCTGACAACCTCAATGGCGGAGCTTATGCTGAGTCTGCGAGTGAGAGGCATGACGGAAAAGAGAACTGGAGGTATGAACGAGGTAAAGCAGGAGAGTATGAGCAACCGACAGGAAGGTGGCCTGCTAACTTTATTCTTACTCACCTTGATGGGTGTCTTTCTCAAGATGAAGATTGGGCTTGTGCAGAGGGTTGTCCTGTCAAAGAGCTAGATCAGCAAAGTGGTATTCTGAAAAGCACGACAAGAAAACCCAAAGGAAATCCGATATACCCTACCTCAAATACATCAGTCACATGGAACGCAAACAATGTGATGGACACAACGCAACGGGGGTTCAGTGATGTGTATGGAGCTTCTAGGTTCTTCAAGCAGTTTAAGAAAGGAAATAACTGATGGAAGAAATGATTGAATACTTCAAAACAATGATTACACCTCCCGTAGAAGACGCTTGTGTCATCATAGGAAAACCCTCAGAAATAGATTACGAAAAGTTCCGTACCATCGAGGGTGCAAGTATAGTCCCCCTCTACGATCCTGTCGCTCATGGGATTATTCTGTTAGATGAGCCAACAGAAGAAGAAGCTCAAAAACTCATGGCTATTCTAAAACCTGGCGGTCATATCGTACTTATCCCCAAAGACATAGGGTACAAAGGTGTGATCGCTCTTGAAGATCAAGGTTTTGAAGTGAGAGACGCTATCTTTGTAGGAGAAAACTCTGATGATTTCTATTACACATCTAAAGCGAGTCGCTCTGAGAGAGAAGCAGGCTTGAGGTCTGAAGATGATAGCCGAGCTAATGTTCACCCAACTGTTAAGCCTATCAACATTATGGAATGGTGTGCTAGAGACATAGCTCCTAACTCTAAAGTCGTAGACCCATTTCTTGGAAGTGGGACTACGGGTATTGCTATGAGCCGTCTAAGACATAATTTTGTAGGCATAGAGCTGAACCCCGAATATGCAAAGATATGTGAGAGTAGGATTAGGCATTGGATGCCTATTGGATCAGAAATAGTATCGGAAGCTAAGGTCGGTAAAGCCGAAGCTCAAGAGGGAGAGACTATTTCTATCTTTGATTTATTCTGAGTTAAAGTCCTGTCTTTGTTTTGAGGTCCCAAGGGCCCCAATGACCATGCGTTGAGATCATGTCTGAGAACATAGGCTGATCGTAAACATGAGTATTATTGAAGCGATCTATTTGCCCTAGAGCATAATAGAGACGCTTGTCTATTTTGATATTTCTACCATTAGAGAAGTCGAGCACCTCACCCCCGTCTTCACACCAACAGTGCCCATAAGAAATACCTTGTAGCTCCCCTTGACCCATAACCTCACCATGAACAAGTCTTAGGTTAGGATTTCGGTGTGCGTTCTCCATGAAGTATCTTCCGTTAGCTTCATAGCAATCACCAAATTCAGATGCGAGCTTCTTCATTTCTGTGGGTCTGACTCGTACTTTCTTCTTGGGAAGCTCATCGAATATTTCTAAGCTCTCCAAGTATCTGTTCGCTACTATTTCAGATAGTTTCATAAGATTTATCTCCTTTATCGTATATATACCTAATAATCCATAAACAAAGAAAAGAGATAAGAATGATTTTAGGCTTAGACCCCTCACTCAGAAACTTTGGTTGGGTGCTGATGGAAGATGACGGCACATTCTTAGACAAAGGAATGATGTCAACAGGGGCAAAGATGGTTTTTGTCCAAAGATACATATTTCTAAGAGAGGGTCTAAGAGAAATAGTCAGAGACATCAGAGGACGCTATCCTGACAAAACACTTCGAGTAGGTATCGAGTCTCCTATCTTCAACGACTTATACTCTGAAGGCATGTATGGATTATTTCTTTACAGTAACGAAGCACTCATGCTTGAGAAATGCGATACTGTCTATTTAACTCCAAACCAAGTCAAAGCTCACGCTTCTTCATTTCTTAACAGACCTAAAGGTTGGAGAATGCAGAAAGCTGATATGGTAGATGCAGTAAAGAAAGCGACAGAAGGACAAGGTGCGAAGCGTTGGAACCACCACCAAGCCGATGCTTATTGGGTTGGAAAAACAGCAGGTAGATTTTGGCAACTATATACAGAAGAAATAAGTGTAGATGAACTCTCAGAGTTAGAGAAAAAGCACTTCACGTCTTTAGAGAAATATGTCCGAGGTAAAAAAGCAGGACGTATTAAAAGGAAAGGAATAATGCACAAAGAAGACGACAGATTTTTTGTTTGGTCTGAAGATTAAAAAAAGAAAAAAGATTATATAAGACACCTGTGACGTTGATCTAACCTTTTGAAAATGGAGGGCTATAGATGCCTAAGAAAAAAGAAACCACCAAGAAAACAACCACAAAAAAAGCAAACCTCATGTCAGCGGCAAAAGCCGTTGCGTCTGCCCTCAAAGAAGATCACGTTGTTGAGCTTGATACCGAGTCTCTTTCACGAAGTCTCCCACATATTTCTACAGGAAGTATCGCTCTTGATTACTTGATCGGTGGAAAAGAAAATGCTCAAGGTGTACGCCCTTGTCCCGGCGTCCCTAAAGGCAAGATCACAATGATGTATGGGCTTCCTAGTGCAGGAAAGACAACCATCGCTCTTCAGACCTGTGCTCAAGTCTGTGCTGAAGGTGGTACGGCAGTCTATATA